CAGTGCGGCTTTGAATGTTAGTCGCAATGATGTCGCTGATCGAGCTATTGGCAAATGCCATAATAATCTCCGATTAGGTTATCAAAAGCGTTCGTTAAGGCTGTCTATTTGTTCAGCCAGTAAAGAACGTCTATCTTGCGCTTTGGTAGCCGTGTTCACTCCGGGTGTAGAGCTTCTAACGCTGACCGCTGCCGCCCGAGCAGCTTTCGCCGCTTTGTTAGCCGATTCTCGTTTTGCAGCTTCAGTCTGAGCTTGTGTGCTTTGCTGAATCTTGCTAGACAGAGATTCGTCTAGGCGTAATGCTTTGTTATATGCGTCATCCAAGTTCTGCGCCATTCCTGAGTTCAGGAGCTGGATCATCGTCGGACGGGCATCCTCAAAAAACTCAGCTTTCTGTGCGAAAGTATTAATTTCACCCAAAAGAGCTTGGTTTTGTGCTGCTTCTTGCTGCTGTTTCCATGACATTACTTCATTTCGGACGCTATAAAGCTCGTTTTGAAGTGCTGACACAGTGGGATCAACAGGCTGTTGTTGCAGATTGCTGATTTCCCCTAAATTTACACCATATTGCTGCGAAAGACTAGCAAACATCTGCGCTTTCTGCTGCGGTGAGCCGTGACGCAAGACGTTATCTGCGTCCATCAGCGCTTTAATCGCTTGAGGCGGTTCAATGCCAAGCGACTTTAGGTTATTTTGGTACGGTTCAATTGCTTGTTGAATAGAATCCGCAAATTGTGCTTTAGAAAGGAGCGGTTCAACGCCACGCTTCATTTCTTCTTCACGTTGCCAAGCGTATTCTTTCAGCTTAGGGTCTGCGGTTGTCCAGACTTCGTGAAAATCCTTTTTCCAAGACGCTGGTGGACGCTCCCAAACGGGTGGTTCGACCTGCGGTTCTGGTGCTGTTTGCACAGTTTCAGCGGGTATTGCCTCTACTTGCTGTTGAGCATCGTCAAACTGCTGTGACAGTAATTCTCGACGATCCGGTTGCTCAACTTTGTCAGCTTCGCTCATTTATACTCCCTCAAGTAAACTTTCTGCGTAATTGCGTTAACACTTGTTGCGCTTGCTTGTGCGTCATATTGCCAAGCTGTTGACGCAACACGTCTTTACGGTTGTCCGACGAGATGGGCGTGTATTTCGTTTCCATCTTTTCGTTACCAACCTCAATACAACCGTGAGCTTGTAAGTGTTCACGGTGTCTTGATCTGCTTGTAATCATCGAGCCGTCAATCATGCTTTGATAGGGTTGAATGTCAGGCATCACGAAAGGGCCATACAACTTGTCGAGGTGTTCATCCGAACCTTTCTCGACCAGTTTGCCATCCACATAAACGTAAGTCTTTCTCATAGCAGAGCAAGAACCTCCTCATCGTCCATTTCAATGTAAGCGTCATAGATTTGCTGAACTCTTGCTAAGTCAGCCATCAACGCATCAAAGTCAATAGTATTGATAAAATCTATCGACTTTAGTTCGCTTATTGTAGCTTCCTTAATGAAGGGTGCGGCTATTTCTTCAGCGACTAGGGGTTTACCCTCAACTAAATGTTCAAACAGGGCAATAATCTCGTCCCGGCGTTTCTTTTGCTTTGCGGCTTCTTTCTTGCGTTTCTTTGGCCCACCGTCGTGCATATCCATCACGATTATGGGAGCGACCTGCACAACGCCTGTAAACGAGCCTGAGTCGTTTTGGTCTGTTGCGCTCAATACGCCAGTAATCGTGAGCGTTTGGAACGCATTAGGCTGGAACGCATTAAGCTGAAAAGCTGCTGTCATACGACTGTCCAGACGCTACCGGATGGGACTGTGACTGTTACGCCAGACGCTACGGTGATTGGCCCTGCGCTTATTGCGTTATTACCTGAGCCAATTGTGTAGTTTGCGCTAATCGTCGCAGCGTTCTCGTACAGACCCTGCGCTGTGATGTTGCTTCCTGCGGGTGTAGCCCAAGACCCGTCACCACGCCAAAATGTGCTTGCAGACGCACTTGTGCCGCTGTTTAGGTTAGTGACAGGCAAGTTGCCAGTGACTTGGGTTGCAAGACTGACGTTTGCAAGTGTGCCGCCAAGCGTTAAGTTGCCACTTGATGTGACTGTGCCTGTTAGCGTGATGCCGTTGACTGTGCCTGTGCCAGCTACGCTAGTGACTGAGCCTACGCCTTTGCTATTGAATGTAGTCCAATCAGCGCTAGTCAAATATCCATCAACTGAGCTAGTAGCCGCAGCCATTGAGATTGCAGGAGTTGCACCGCCTGACGATACAACTGGCGCTGTGCCTGTGACTGATGTGACAGTGCCTACGCTTGTTGAGCTACCAAGCGATACAGCGACCCCGTTAATCGTAATTGACGAGTTTGTTAATCCGCTGTTAGGAATGCTGCTAAACGTGTTTGTAGAGCCGCTAATTGACTTATTCGTTAGCGTGTCTGTTGTGTCACGCCCAATTAAAGTTGTTGTTGCGTCTGGTAGCGTCACAACACGCCCAGCAGTCGATACAGCGTCTAACAAAGTCACTGCACTAGCTGCGCTTCCTGAGCTTCTAAAGCGAATGCCTTTGTTAAAGTCAGTACCATCGCTAATTGTGACTAAACCAGTGCCTTTTGGCTGAATATGCAACCCAATATTGGCACTAGAACCTTCAGAAGATATATGAAGCGGTACACCTACCCCAATACCGTTTTTAATTCCCACATAATCTGTAGCAGAAGCAGTAGATAGCAAACCAAGCACTTCATTGCCGTTTGCATCTAATATTTCATTTATTTTGGGTGATGTTACGGTTTTATTTGTAAGCGTCTGTGTCCCTGTCAATGTTGCGACAGTGCTATCAATTGCAAACGTCCTGTCAGCAGATAAGTCACCGCCACCAGTTAATCCTGTGCCTGCGCTAATCGTGCGGCTTGTAGGTACTGTTCCCGCTATATCTGCTTGAGACAATACGACTGTGCCTGTGTAACCGTTGACTGACGTTACTGCGTCTGTGTTGTCAACCTTTTGCCATGCTGTGCCGTTATAAACAGCCCAATCGCCAACTACCCAGCTTGTGATGCCATCAAGGTTTGTAGAACCTGCAACGCTCACAACGTAGTAGTAGCCTTTTGTGCCGACACCAGAGGCTAAGGTAGGTGTGTTCGTTGATGCGTTCCATGTGCCTTGATAGCTTAACGCCCCCAATACTGCCGCAGGAAGCTCAGAAACTGGTACTTTGCCGCCCGAGTCAAGCGAAGCAACACCGTTTGCTACACCTACGTCTTTCTCTGCCGCTGTGCCTAGACCAATAATCGTATGGTCAGCGTTCCAATTGCTTGGACGCACTAAGCTCGTGTCTGCGCTATCAGCAACAGCGCTTACAAATGGGTGCTTTACGGTGACTGTCATGCGTTACCCCGAATAATCGTTCCTGCTGTAATGTCTACGCTTTGACCAGCAGCAATGTCAACGCTGTTCAATATTAAATCTGCGCCTGATAAGCCTACAGACCCGTCCATTACGACAGAGTTATCAGATTTAAATATGCGAAAGAAGCTCGCAGTGCCTGATGCCGCTGCGTTTGTTTGCGTTACCGCACCTAGTGTTAGCGTCCCGTTTGTGTCAGTACCAAACACCCCTGCAATGGGCATACTTACTAGAAGAACTTGCGTAGTAATCGCTGTATTAGCATTTGCAGGTTGTGTACCGCTGTAGAGATTGAATTGCGAATTCGTTGCAACATAGGTGATTAACCCCTCATTTTGAGCGTGGCGTGTAGCGTTCGAGTAATAGAGCGTCATTGCACAACCTCAACACCAACAACCTTACCGTCTGTGCCACGAATGACACGTTTTGGTGCTGTGGCTGCGCTTCTTACGCCTTCAATCTGTTGCATCGTTTGTGCTTGCATTTGCATCATGCCTTCATGCAATTGACCCATACGATTGATAGCGTCATTTAGGCTTGCACCAAGCTGCTGAACCATTTGCTTAGACTGTAGTTCTTGTGCTTCAAGCAGAGGAACGTCCACGCCGGGGTTTGCAGCAATGCGAGCAAGATTGAGCTTGTTTTGTGCTTCAAACTGAACTTTCCATGCCTCAAAGTCCTGTTTCTGTTTCTCAAGCGCCGCTTCACTTTGCATTTTGATTTGTTCAATTTGCATATCAGCCTCAGTTCTAGCTTGCTCACGTTGTTGGTCTGCTTGCATCTTTAGCATTTCTGGATCAGGCTGTGGCGGTTGCTGCGCTGCTTGCGCTTGCTTCTGCTTAAGCTGCTCCATCGCTTGATCTATCGTACCCTCAATCGGTGCTGCTTGCTTGTATGCAGAAATGCCAAACTTGACCATATCTACGAGCATTGGCACGAGTTCTGGTGACTGTTGACCCATTGGTAACGCCTGCATCAAGAATCCACCCATAGCTTGCAGGAATTCAACCCTGTCACGCTTGTTCTGGTTTTCGTCAATCTGCACCAGACTGTCTGCTGCGACTTCAATTCTGAAGTTACGCAACACTTTGTCTTTAAGCAGCATCAACGCTTGAGGCACAAGCTGCTTGTCTGCATCGCTCATCTGTTCCGCAGCAGCGTACTGGATAATTGTCTGCGGCTGGAACTTTGAACAAATAATTTGCGCTTTGAGACGAATCAGCTCTGAGGCGAAAAGTGCCACGTCTTCTT